AGCTTGTGAGTTAATCTAACATGTACATTCTTACTTTAGAAGGTAGAGAAGAGCAAGGTGCTTATTCTGTAACCAACCAAAAAGGTCAACAAATTCTTTACCTCTTTGAAGAAGAAGACGATGCTGTAAGATTTGCAATGATGTTAGAAGAAGATGATTATCCATCACTAGTAGTGATTGAAATAGATGATGATTTAATTATAAAAACATGCGAAATTAATCGCTATGAATATGCAATTATTACTGCAAATGACATTGTAATTCCTCCAGAACAAAATGATATTATTTGAAAAAATTCGCTATAAAAACTTTTTAAGCACTGGTAATCAATTTACTGAAATTGACCTAGCAAAGTCACCCACCACTTTAATTATTGGTAACAATGGATCTGGAAAAAGTACGATCCTTGATGCCTTGACTTTTTCTTTGTTTGGAAAATCTTTTAGGGGCGTTAACAAACCACAATTAATTAATTCTGTAAATGAAAAAGATTGTTTGGTTGAAATTGAATTTAAAATAGGAACTAATGCTTGGAAGATTGTTAGGGGTCTTAAACCTACGATTTTTGAAATTTATAAAAATGGCGAACTTTTAAATCAAGAAGCTGCTAGTAAAGACCAGCAAACTTGGTTGGAAAGTATTGTTCTAAAAATGAACTACAAGTCTTTTACTCAAATTGTTATTTTGGGTAGTAGCAATTTTGTTCCTTTTATGCAGTTGGCAGCAGCAACTAGAAGAGAAGTCATTGAAGACCTTTTGGATATTAAAATCTTTTCATCAATGAATTCTGTCTTAAAGGATAGAGTTAAAACGTGTAGAGATGAAATTAAAAATTTGGAATATAAAAGAGAATCTATTCAAGATAAACTTAACATGCAAAAAAGTTTTATCGAACAGATTGAAAATATTGGAAAGAAAGATATTGAAAATAAAAATAATGTAATTAAAAATATAAGAGAAGAAAATGAAAAATTGCTGACTGACTCTCTTACTTTAGAAGATTCTTTAGTTAAAAAACAAGAGCAATTAGTTGAATTTTCTGGTGCAAATGATAAGTTGCGTAAACTTGGCAATTTAAAGGGAAAGTTATCTCAAAAAATCACAACTGTAATAGAAGACCACAAGTTCTTTACTAGTAATACGGTTTGCCCAACTTGTACTCAATCTATTGAAGAGGATTTTAGGATAAATAAAATTAGTGACGCCCAAAATAGAGCAAAAGAGTTGCAGTCTGGTTACAAAGAACTAGAGGAGGCAATTAAAGAGGAGGAAGATCGAGAGCGTCACTTTACTTCACTATCTAAAGAGGTAACTAACCTAACGCATGAAATTTCTCAAATCAATACTAAGATCTCTGGATACCAAAGACAAATCGGGGACCTTGAACAGGAAATTCAAACTATTACCAATCAACTTAAAAACAGAAATACTGAACACGAAAAATTAAAAGAGTTAGAAGACCAATATGAAGAATTGTGTAAAGAGACCGATTCTAAAAAAGATCTTTTAATTAATTATAATTTTGTATCAGAGTTATTAAAGGATGGTGGAGTAAAAACTCAAATTATTAAAAAGTACTTGCCAGTAATTAATACACAGGTAAATAAGTACTTACAGATGATGGAGTTTTTTATTAACTTTAAACTTGACGAAGAATTTAATGAGTCCATTGAATCTCCGATTCATGATGACTTTTCATATACTTCTTTTAGTGAAGGTGAAAGAATGAGAATTGATTTGGCTTTACTTTTTACTTGGATAGAAATTGCAAAAATTAAAAATTCTTTGAATTGCAATTTAATTATATTTGATGAGACTTTTGATTCTTCTTTGGATACATTTGGCACAGATGAATTTATGAAAATTATTCGTTATGTTATTAAAGATGCGAATACTTTTGTAATCTCTCACAAAGAAGGTATGAGGGATAAATTTTCTGAAGTCTTAAAATTTGAAAAAATTAAAGGATTTAGTAAAGTATCATTATGAAAGTTTTAATTACTGGGCATAGGGGATTTATAGGAAGGAATGTGTTTGCTGATTGGCAAACTACTCATAATCATTTAGTTGTGGGAATGGATTTTCCATATGATATTGAGAATTTTGTTGAAGATAATTATGATTTAGTCATTCATCTTGCAGCGTTTGCAAATATCAGAGAGAGTCTAGAAAATCCACAAAAGTTTTATGAGAATAATGTAGTAAAATCTAAAAAACTTTTTGACTGGTGTAGAGAAACAAATACTAGACTTTTATATGCGTCTTCAAGTGCAGTAGAAGAAGATTATTGGGAGAATCCTTATGCGATGACAAAATGGATTAATGAACAAATGGCACCTCCAAATTCAGTTGGGATGAGGTTTACTACAGTTTATGGTCCAGATAGTCGTTCTGATATGATGTATAGAATGCTTGAAGATAAAACTGCAACCTATGTTACCAATCATAAACGAGATTGGATTCATGTTAAAGATGTTTGTCGAGCAATTCGTTATCTTGTCAGTAGTTCTATCTGTGGTCCAGTTCCTGTTGGGTCTGGTAAATCTGTTTATGTTAAAGACTTGGCAGAAAAAATGGGAATGGGTCACCTACCAGTTAGAGAACTGACCCCAGGGGAAAGACAAGACAACGTGGCAGATACTACAATCCTAACTAGTATTGGATGGTTCCCAACCATTAACGTTCTGGATACAATCAATGAACACCCCCAATTGGCAACACCACTCTAAAAAGGAGCAGAAGCGGAAACTAAAACCGCAAGCACTCCGACAAGCAAAGGCACGTCGTCAAGCACTTAAAAAGCGTCTCAATCGAGACGCTTCTTCTTTTTTCATAAATATTTAAAAAAAATTATGGCAAAAGACGAAACTGAAATTGGTATTACTGGATTACCAATTCCTAAAAAGAAAAGATCTCCAGCAAAGCAACATGAGTTTGAAAAGAAGAGAAGGCAAAATTTAGGACCAAACGTTGGGGGAAGACCAATTAGATCTGATGTAACCCCAAATTATAATCCGCGCCAAAGAACATTTGAACAATTTATGGAAGAAGTTAATAAAAAATTCCAAGACAGTTGACCAATTTTTGAACTGTCCACCACCCTCTTTTGCCAGAGGGATTTTTTTGTATACTTGATTGAGTTCAAACGAATCTAATGTCTGTTCGCCACGAAATCAAGTCCCAACTCGCCAAGCTGCTTGCTACCGAAGACCTTGTGGTTGAGCACAAGAAGGTGGAGACTGCTTGCTTTAATGTTCATACTCGTGTCCTGACTCTGCCGATGTGGGAGAAGGCAAGCAACACCGTGTATGACCTTCTGGTGGGTCACGAAGTTGGTCACGCTCTCTATACACCTGATGAAGACTGGTTGAAGGAGCATAAGATTCCCCCACAGTTTGTGAATGTAGTAGAGGATGCTCGTATTGAGAAACTGATGAAGCGTCGTTATGCTGGTCTCGCCAAGACCTTCTATAACGGTTACAAGGAACTTGCCGATGATGATTTCTTCCAGATTGGTGATGATAAACTGGAAACTTATAATCTTGCCGATCGCGCAAATCTTTATTTCAAGATTGGTAACTACACAGATATTCCCATTGAGCGTGGTGAAGAGACTGAAATTATCAATCTGATTGCCGACACTGAAACCTTTGCTGATGTGCTCGTGGCAGCAGAGGAACTCTATAAGTATTGTAAACACAAGCAACAGGAAGAAACCAAGATTTCTTTGGATAATCTTGAGTCCCAGCAGAGTGGTGCTAACAATCAACCTGCTTCCGACTTTACTGACCAGCAGGAAGGTGAGAATGACCAACCAGAGTCTGATGGTTCTGGAGGTGCTAATTCTCAAGAAAAGTCTCAACAAAGAGAACAAACTATCAAATCCCCTATTGGTGCGGAGAATATTGAAGAACCAGAAGTTAAGACTATGGATTCTCTTGAGGAAGCTCTTAAGGATCTTGTAGATAACTCTTGTTTTGAAAACGTTTATCTAGAATTGCCCGAACTAGATCTTGGTAAAATTATTGTTCCAAATTCCGAAATTCATTCTAAATGTAGTGAGAGTTGGAATGAGTTTCTTGAAAATCACAACTTCTCTAAAGAACATATTTTTGGTGAAGTGGACAAGCGATATCAAGAATTTAAAAAATCAGCACAAAAAGAAGTTACATATCTTGTTAAAGAGTTTGAATGTCGTAAAGCAGCTGACTCTTATTCTCGATCGACAGTTGCTCGTACTGGTGTTTTGGACTGTTCTAAACTTCATACCTATAAGCATAATGAAGATCTTTTTAAAAAAGTAACTACTCTTGCTGAAGGAAAAAATCATGGATTGGTGTTTATTTTAGACTGGTCTGGATCAATGTCTGATGTAATTGTCGATACTATTAAACAGTTGTTTAATCTGATTTGGTTCTGTAAAAAAGTCTCAATTCCTTTTGAAGTATACGCATTCACTACCGATTATCCTTTGGTCAAATATAGTTCAGATGGAAAGGCAGATCTTCGTATGCTATCTTATAAAAAAAGAGATGGACTCATTCAAGTTGTAGAATGGTTTTCTTTGATGAATATGTTGACTAGTAAAACAAATTCAAAAATTCTGGAAGAACAAATGAAAAATATTTTCCGAATTGCTCATTCATTTGATCGCCATTTTTATTGTCAATATAGTGTTCCTTCTGGTCTTAGTCTTTCGGGAACGCCATTAAATGAATCTCTAATCGCTTTGCATCAAATTCTTCCAAAATTTCAAAAAGATAATAAACTCCAAAAAGTTCAATGTGTTATTCTTACTGATGGTGAAGCTTGTAATGTTACCTATCACCGCGAAGTTAAGCGTCATTGGGAATCTGAACCATATTTGGGAACATCCCATATTGGAGCAAATGCTTACCTAAGAGATCGTAAAACTGGGAATACATATGCGTTCGATGGTAATCATCATACGATTACTGAAATTCTTCTTCAAAATCTTAGGGACAAATTCTCAAACATCAACTTTATTGGAATTCGTGTCCTTGAACCTAGGGATGCTGGTAATTTTATTCGTCGCTATTATGGTTGGTATGGAGAAGAATTGGATAAAATGATGAGCGTTTGGAAAAAAGAAAAAACAATTTCTATTAAAAAATCTTCCTACAATACTTATTTTGGATTGTCTGCAACTGCTCTTGCCCAAGATAGTGAGTTTGACATTGCGGAATGTGCTACTAAATCACAAATTAAATCCGCTTTTGTTAAAAGTCTTAGGGGTAAAAAAATGAATAAAAAAATCCTTAATGAATTTATTGAGTTGGTAGCAAAATGAATTTGCAACACATAGTTAAAGAAGAAACTAAAGAAGTATTCATTTTATGTGATAGTGTAATCACAGCAATGGGAGTGGGGTCCTGGGTAAAAAAGTATTACCCAGGATATACCGCTAAAATAATATCTAAAAAATTCTTTGAGCAGATGGGACAATCTTAGAACCGTCCACTGGTAACTCCATCTTCCTCAAAGTCAGTGTACAATTACTATGTTGAAACAAACCACCCAACTACATCATGTCTCGCAAATCTTCTGTGAACGACGAAGCCCTTTTTGATAGCATCAAAGAACTTTATGGTTCTGAAATTACTTCTGGCGATCTTAGGGGTTTCTGTGCTTCTCATGGTCTGAATTATCAGACAGTGACTCGTCGCCTTGAGCAATTTAAAACTTCTCGTGGGCGTTGGAATCTTGAGGTAACCCAAGAGCGAGTCAATGAAATTGAACGTACATTCCAGTCTCCCTCTGCTCTTCCTTCCATCGAACAAAATCTTATTCCTGACAAAGATGATACCTTCGTCCAGTTTGGTAATTTTAAAGATGTTAAACGTATTATTCAGTCCTGTTTGTTTTATCCAACGTTCATTACGGGTCTTTCGGGTAATGGTAAAACGTTCAGTGTGGAACAAGCTTGTGCTCAACTAAAGCGTGAGATGATTCGTGTCAACATCACGATTGAGACTGATGAGGATGATTTGATTGGTGGTTTCCGTCTGGTGAATGGTGAGACCGTTTGGCACAATGGTCCTGTTGTGGAAGCTCTGGAACGTGGTGCAATTCTGCTTCTGGATGAGATTGACCTTGCCTCCAATAAAATCCTCTGCCTTCAGTCTGTTCTGGAAGGCAAGGGTGTCTTCCTTAAGAAAATTGGTAAGTATGTCAAACCCGCTGCGGGTTTCAACGTTGTTGCTACCGCTAACACCAAAGGTAAGGGTAGTGATGATGGTCGCTTCATCGGCACTAACGTTCTCAACGAAGCATTCCTTGAGCGTTTCCCTGTGACCTTTGAGCAGTCCTATCCTGCTCCTGCTACTGAACAGAAGATTCTGGAAGGCATTGCTCTGGACCTTGGCGTGGAAGACCGCGACTTCTGTAAGCGCCTGGTTGACTGGGCAGACATCATTCGCAAGACCTTCTACGATGGTGGTATTGATGAAATCATTAGCACCCGCCGTCTTGTCCATATCATTCGTGCTTATAGCATCTTCCAAGACAAGGCAAAGGCAATCCAAGTGTGTGTGAATCGTTTTGATGACGAAACCAAACAGTCCTTCCTGGAACTGTATGATAAAGTGGATGCTGACTTCCAAATGCCTTCTACTGGTCCTGAACTGACTGCAGAATACATTGACCAACCCACCCCATTCTGATATAATTGGGGGAGGTAAATTATGACCCTCCCCTTTATTATGGACGAACATCCTTATTCAGAAAACGATTTTAATTTAATGTCTAACTTATCAAATCAAGATTTTTGGGTTGAAGATGGAATTAGTTTAACAGGTAATCCCAATCCTTCACCAGACATGATTGTTCTTGGATCTAGACTCCCTGGTGGTATGGGTGATGACCACCTTACTTTGAATTCACCTTACACTTTTAATCTTAATATGAGTGAAACTAAAAATCATCTTTGGAAATACAATGAAGATAAAATCCTCAAAGATATTGAGGATTATGTGACTAGCACTTATGGTAGTCATTACTGTGGGCACAATCAAGATCACAAAGACATTCAAACTATTGATTTGATGGCAGCTAAGGATCTTGCTCCTGGTTTTTGTCAAGCAAATATTCTTAAATATGGCAGTCGTTATGGTGACAAAGATGGTCGCAACAAACGTGACCTGATGAAAGTCATTCACTATGCCATGCTACTCCTTCACTTTGATGGGCATTATTCTCGCAAAGACAATGGTCTTTCCGAATTTCGATGATTATGAATTTGAACTCCCAAACTATGAAACTTTCTGATAAAACTCTGAATCTTCTAAAGAACTTTTCTAACATTAATCAATCTATTCTTTTTAAACAAGGTAGTAAGCTTCGCACCATTAGTGTTATGAAGAACATTCTTGCAGAAGCAGACATCACCGAAGAGATCCCTAAAGACTTTGGAATTTACGATCTCAATCAATTTTTGAATGGATTGGATCTACATAAAGATCCTGCACTTGACTTTACTCATGATAGTTATGTTGTAATTCGTGAGGGTAAAACTCGTTCAAATTACTTTTTTGCTGATCCAAACGTAATTATTACTCCTCCAGAAAAAGAACTTATTCTTCCTTCT